ACTCTATTAATGTGCAGTTATGCAGCTGGTGATTGTATGCCGCCGTATCAATGGCACGAAACATTTGATGATCCGTATTCATGTAGTATTTTTGGGTATGAAGAAGCTGCTAGAAAGCTAAGGGAGATTGGTCCAGAGGAAGTTAATAAGCTTGGAATATCTATCACATTCAGGTGTTCATATTATCCTGAAGCAACTACTTGATTTTGTGGCGAAAATGTGGTAGGAAAATTTTCTTACCTTTCAAGCCTATCCTGACATTTTCTCTCTTAGGATAGGTGAATTCATACCAAACCAACTGCTTTCCGTGCACGTACTAACAGTCGGCCAAACCCCAGGTCGCTAGGCTTGCGCCATCATAGCTAACGTACAGAGGAACGCAATACTGCTGAACTTGGACGCCCATGAGCTTTCTAATTTTATATGGCTTCTGGTAGGTCTCACCCAGAATTATTCCTAACGCATGTCGCGCATAGCATCAAAGACCAATGGGCCATTATTTCCATATACACCCAAAAAAATCACCACTACCGTCATTCATCCGGTGCGCGTTGATTGGGTAGTCATAATAAGTACTTAATTTTATTCTCAATATATCACACAGATCAGAATAGTTAACTGTTTCATTAAACAGTTTTATATTAGCCAGCATTTCTTCTGTTACTGGGACCAGATGATACACACCATCAGTTAGGATAATTAAATCCATTAATCTTTTTCTGAGTCACCGATTTTCTTTTTGCCCCATTTAACGATTCTCTTAAAGTTTTTAGCTTTAATGTCCATATTTGGGCCATACTTTTTCCATGCTTCTTTTACTAGATTAAGCTCTATTAAAAGATTAGTCCATTGTTTTGGAGTTATATTATCAACTTTTATGTTTATTTCCTTCATTATATCCTTTCTATATCTAGTAAGAATGTATGACTGATACAATGTTGTGTCAACATACTTTCAGTAAATTTTTCCTTAGTATCAATATCAACTTTAGGATATTTACGTTCAGCTGACCATGCCATACCACCATATAGACCTGCTTTTTTTAAAGCATCTCTATATATCTTCCATCTAGGCCATGATGCATCAATTGCTTTTTGACGCTTTGGAGTCATACGCTTAGGTTTTCTCCAAGTCGTATGCTTCATCATTATTTCGTACGCTTTTTCAGTACAGTCTAGTTTATGACTCATGCTTTTTCTCCAAATATTTCCCAGTAAATAGCTTTAACGATGTTAACATATTCTTTCTGTTTGTATCTAGATATGTCAATTTCGCTTACTAACTGAGCAAATAACATTATTTTTTTCTTCATTGTATAGTAGCCTCTTCTCTCTCTGCTTTAGCTTCAATATATCTATGGTTTGCTTCTTCTTCTAAAGCTCTTTGAAAAGTATCTCTTACTTTTTCAGTAGTACCATAATAGTCAGCCATATTGCCTGCAATATGTTTTACTATCTGTGAAGATAGTGCATGAATACTACATTTAAGACCAAGTGTTCCAAGTTCTTTAGACGCTTTATTCATTAGTCTATCAAACTTACTCATGTGTCTATCAATAAAATCAATTAATATTTGATCCTTGATTTTTTTAGTTTGTTTTTTTGTTAGTTTTTGCATTGTTTTTCCTTTCTTTGCTTTCATATCCTCTATATAGGATATCTAGGGAGATTTGTCAACCCTTTCTTCTTCTTTTTTGTTGTCTTTTTTCGTGTTTATTTCTATTTTTTTTATGCCTTCCAGGGCGCTTTCTAGGTTTTTGGTTATGATAAGTATTAACCCCGAAATTAGACTTTTTCGCCACTTAGATTATCTTTCTGCATATCCGCAGCTGGAATATATGATATTTTTCCATTAATGTATTGTCTCAAGTCTCCACCACAGGTTATACACCTATATATTTCTTTAGTTAAAGATATTAACATAGTTCTTTCTCTACAAGTAGGACATGTACCTTGAACAACTTCTGTTTTACTTAATTGTAGGTCTTTAAATGACATTAGTTTGCTAATGGATTGGTAGACTTGACCTTAATCTCTTCTATTTGAACCTTTAATAAGTCGATTTCTTTTTCATTAATTAATGTTTTAGTATGACCATGATCAACTGGATGCTCATGCTCTACTAAATCATGTTTATGCTGTACAAATTCATGAGTATGAGACGTGTCAACATTTTCTAGTTTAGAAACTTTTTCTTCTAATACTGCAATTTGACTTTCAATTGCTGAAGTATCAACAGTTGAATGTTCTTGTGCTTCTATTGCATCCAATTTGGTTACAATTTCCCCATATTTGATGAAACCGCCACCAATCGCAACTACGGCTGCGATTAAAGCTGCTATCCCTGCGAGTTGATCTTTAAGTTTGCCCATTTTTTAACATTTCCAATTCATATAAAAGCTGTTGCTTCTTAAGATTAAGTTCTCCAAGTTTTCTAGCTTTGATCTCTATCTTATCATTTTGGACATAACTTGCAAGGCTAGTATTTGGATATATTTGTCTACTATCGAAGATATTTAATTGATCTAAATATATATTTTTTGGCTTATAAAATACTGCATTTTGGTACATAGCTAAAGACGCTTGTTCACTTGTCATTGCATCCATTTTTATAATATTCTTGATAGCTAAATTTTTAGCAATATCTTTAATATCTTCATCAACCTTATCCATTATTCTGGCAAGATTTTTGACGATAGCTTTTTTCTGTTGTATCTTTTTTTGTTTGGCAAGCTTCTTAGTCTGAACAGAGGACTTCTTAGGAGTCTCGCTATCAGATTTCTCTTCTTTAATTTCTTCTTTTTCTTCTTCATTAGTTGCTTCTACCATTTCAGTAGTCTCTTCTTCAATAGTTTCTTCTTCAGCCATTTCAGTATTTTCTTCTTCCATAACTTCTTCCTCAGCCATTTCTGTTGATTCTTCCATCATCTCTTCCTCTTCAATCATTTCTTCTTCTTCAAATGTTTCTGTAGTGAAAGTTTCTCCGTCCTCGGCTGATTCCATGAATATGGATCCATCACCTTCGACGAATGATTCCTCTGATGAAAATTCCTCTTCTTCAGAAACCATCGGTAAGAATGTTGCAACGAGTTCATCAGTCTCTTCATAAATTTCCTCCATTTCTGTGTCTGTAAATTCAAACGTTGGTTCATCCTCAAATGACATGCCTTCTTCCGTGAAAAATTCTTCTGTAAAAAATTCCTCTATAAATTCTTCTGCGAATGTAAAGTCCTCAAAGGTTGGTTCCATTTCCATTTCAAATTGAGGCTCCTCATCAAAAATAAAAGTTTCTTCTTCAAAAAAATCTTCTATTATATCTGTATCTATCTCTTCAAATATCTCCTCTATCTCTTCAATAATTTCATTATCTATGACGGTGTTGTCATAAGTCATTGTAAGTTTAGCACCTAAAAGATTTGGTCCGCCTCTACTAGCTGAACCTGTGTTATTATCAGTGCCACTCCAAGACCAATCTACTTTATTGGAACCTGTGTTATTATATATAAGTGTATCATTATATTGACCACATGCCGCAGATACTCCTGCTGAAGAAGATGTGGGATAACCATTACAGTTTCCTTTAAATCCCGCTATATTTGTCCTTGTTTGAGTTGTGGTAGATAATATTGTGCCGCTTGAATTTTTTAGTTTAACTGTAACTGTATGGGAATCTGTGTTTCCACTATCACCCTCACAGTTTCCAGCTTCATTGTCGCAGTTTGCAATGTCTATGTAATTATTAAGAGTAATCCCATTGTCTAACATGTCCTGGGTTCGACTAGTATTAGTTAAAGCAATATCATCTACAGATACTGTTGCGGTACCTGTAACTTCAAAATCTCCACCTACATCAAACTTATAACCACAATTAGATTGTGAAGTAGGACAAGTAACAGTGAAGCCATTAAAGGTAGTATTATTAGAAACGTACCCAGATCCACCATCGTTAATCATTTCAGTAGAACTGGATCCCCAGTCTACTCCATCTCCTGCATTAGGAAGTAAGTTACTTGTTGTTATTTCTTCTGCTGAAGTTGTAAGGATTGACATCATCAGCAAACTTATTAATACGATAAATCGCATATCCCGCTCCTATTATCATTATCGTTAACCAAATCATTTAACTTTTATTAAATTTTTAAGATCTTCTTTAGCAGCTTCTTTGTCCTGTTCTTCTAATTCTTTAGTCATTTTAAGTTCTTCTTCAAGTCTTTTCTTTTCAGCTAAGGCTGCTTCTTTAGCTATTTTCTCTTCTTTTTTCTCTCTAGCCTTCATACGTTTAACATATAAATCATAATCAGGTCTTTCATGATCGTATTTAGCCCAAAGTTTTTCAGCTTCTTTACCGATACGTCCATCAATTGGACATGGCGTGCCAGCTTGTATCATTGATTCAAACACGCGCTCATCCTGGCAGAGAATAGCAACTGCTGCTACCTTCATACCAAATTGATCAAGTATTCTAGCTAACTTTAATCTTTCACAATTTTTATCAATCACATGTTTTCCACCAGATAAACCTATACCAAAAGTTTGTACTCCTGCAGAAACTCCAACAGCGCACACGTCCTGTGTCATAGAATTATAAGAGGGCGCTGCAGCTGATGGTGGTGATGATTTTATATCTGAATTTGTAGTATTATTAGTTGTAGTTGTAGATTCGGAACCTGATTGATAGGTCGTTGTTGACTCTGAAGTATAGCCGCCTTCGATTGCGGTGTTACTTCCCGTAGTGTTCGTTTGTGTAGAACCTGCTTTTACTTGACCACAGAATGCTAAAAAACACATTAATATAATTAATGCACCTGTTACATGGTAATTCATAAATTTATCCATAATTATTGACAGCTTTCACATTCTCCCGTGTCATCAATTACAAGACCACCATTATTTTCATATGTTGAATCTTCTGCTTTGTCTTGACCATTTTTACATTCACAATTTTCACAAGTGCATGTTCCGTATACATCTGCGTGTAAGTCTCCATCGCAGTGGCAATCATGTTGACATTTTTTACACTTAACCATTTTTAGCCTTATTACATGTTGGACAAGATTTTTTATATCTCGAGTGGGTATTACATACAATTTTTTCTGGTTCTACTATGGGAACTTCTTTTTGTAATTTCAAAGGTTTTTCCTTCTTAGGTAGATTTTTCTTTACTTTTCCCTCTGGTAGCCCACTTTTTAACCAATTCATAATTTTTATAAATGGCCAACAAGTAAATTTTAAGATTTTTTTAATCATCTTTTTTCTCCTCAATATTATAGAAGAACCTATCGGTATCTTCTGTTTTCCATTTTCGAGTGTCCTCTACATTCCACTCTGAAGTTTGCACTTTCCAATCAGGTACTTCGTCTTTTACTGTGAACGAAGGTATATCCCAAAGGATACGATTGTTTGGTTGTGCTGCATAATTTCCGTCCTCTAGAGCGAGAACGTGTGCGCACTTATGTTCGTGCGGAATTTCCGAATGATCGGTATCTACTATATTACTCTCTGGGTGCGCCCAGTCAACTGTAAAAAGGTACGCCCCAGGGTGTAATTTCTTATCTTTTCCGAAATACCTGCCAGATTGGCTGTCTAGAATATCATAAGAAGTGACAGCAGGATAATAACTAAAACAATTCCAGAGCTGAAGTTCATCAAGTCGTCTTCGTGGTACGTCTTTGACTTCGAAACCCCGTTGAATAAACGCGCTAATTGGTAGGCGGTAAAATACTGCACCGTTTTCCATAATAGCATGGAAAAGTATAGGACGCCCTGTGATAGATGCCAGGCCAAATATAATACAGTCTTCAACTTCTCCATGATGATCTTTAAGATCATAGAGATATTCTCTCCTGATCTGCGAATACATCACAGGAATGTTTGCATTTAAGTAGGCCATAGGTCATAATTTATCTAGTTGCTAGTTCGTAGATTATGATTGCAGCTATAATAACACCAATAGTAACTTTTTTATTGGCCATAGCTAATCCCCATATTCTCTTAGCTTCTTTTGTAACTTTTTCCATAGTTCCCTCCATTTTTTTTATTTTATTATACCCCAATTAGGGCCAAATTCATAGTCTACTTTGTTTTTAACTTCAAGAGAAATTGCTTGTTCCATTGTTTCTTGGACCGTGATCCGTTGTTCTTTACTCTTGATTGAAAGACAAAGTTCATCGTGAATTTGTATGTGTGGTATTATACCTTTTTCATGTAAATCTACCATTGCTTTCTTTGTCATATCTGCAGCAGACCCTTGAACTAATCTATTCAAAGCTTTGTAAGTAAATGCTGGAGTATAGTATCTTTCAAAATAGTCCATGTAGTTTGGATCTATTTTATTTTCTTTAAACTTATCTAACATCTCAGCTTTGAAAGCTTCTCTTGCCTGCTCTTCAGTATATAAAGGTACCTCGTTGAATCTATTAATCTCAGGGTTCCATTCTTTGTTGGTCGTCTCCCATTTATCAAACCTGCAGAACCTATCGTACAAAGTAAATAGTAATTTATTTTCTTTTGAAAATTGTATTAACTGTTGTGATAAATCACGCACAAAAGGAACTCTCCTATGATACTCGTTAAATAAAGATTTTGCTTTAGCTTGATCTAATCCTAATTCTTTTTGTAATTTTATTTTACCCATACCATAGAAAAGTCCTAGGTTAATTGTTTTTGCCTGTTTCCTGGAGATATTAGCCATGTCAGCAACGATTTGATGGAAATCGGCATCATCCCTATCAAATTCTCCCTGCAAGTTATCTGTACCTGGAAGACCTAATTTAATTGCATAGTGAACCACGATCCGTGGTTCCTGTTGCGAGTAGTCAAAACTTCCCCAATCACATCCTTCTTCAGGTATAAAAAGTTCTCTCATTTTTTTACCAATAAATCCTTTTGAAGGAATCTGTTGTAAGTTAGGATTTGACATTGAAAATCTTCCAGTAACCGTTCCTCCTGAATCTGATCTAATTTGATTTATATCTGCATGTATTCTATCTTCATGTACATAACTTAATAAGCCATCAATAAATGTATTAACTGCTTTGTCATACTCTCTTGCTTTTGCAATCATACGTAAACATTTATTATTGTGTGTTTTTAAATAATCTTTCGGGAGTTGTGGCATTTTAGATTTAGGTGTAACCTTGTAATCTTTAATACATAAGTGATCTAATAATTTTTTAATTGATGATGCGGCCCAGATATCAACTCTAATAGTTGTAATACTTTCTATTGCTTTTATTATTTGATCTCTACGTTTTTTGAGATGTCTTCCAAATAGGACAGCTTTTGCGACATCTATTCTAACGCCTTTAAATTTCATGTCAACTAAACATAAAAATAATTTTGTTTCTAATTCAAAAATTTTTCTACAAGTCTTTTGCTCTCCGTCATCTTTTGTGTATAATACTTCGTCAATTTTTTTATTAAAAAGATTCCATAATTTAAAAGTTAAATCAACGTCTTGTTTTGCATAGTCTTTTACAATTGAAGCTGGTAGTTTATGCATATTAGTCATAGGATCTTTTACAGTACCGCCAGACCATTCAAGTGTTTTTTGTTGTAAGTCGTACTTATACTTAGATTCATTTAAATAGTCTTTTGATAAAGAGTCTAATGAATATCTAAATCTGTTTTCATCGATAACTGACGCTGCTATCATAGTATCCACGATTCTACCTTTCATCATCTTACCTGTGATGGCTCTAATCCAACATACATCATACATGGCGTTGTGAAATACTTTTGTTATCTTTTCATTTTGAAAAATTTTATCATCTAAAACTTTCCAAATCTTTCTAGTTCTTTCAAAGTCAAGGTCAGTATCGGAATGTCTAAGAGGAAAATATGCAGTATCTTTACCTGTTGCAACTGCAATACCACAAATAAAACCATCTTTTCGTATTGCACCTAGACCTTTTGTCTTAAGGTTTGGATCGTAAGTCTCAATATCGACAGCTACTGTATCTATACCTTTTAAATCTAAATCTTCTGGAGCATTACACATTATTTATACCCCATGAGTTAGGTTTATCTTTTGGTTTTTCTATTTCTTTATAATCTCTTTCAAGTATCATCTCTAAAAAATGTATAGCCTTTAATATATCTTCCTTCTTTCCTTTCAGTCTATGGCGACAAATATATTTTATAGCGCATCCTTCGGGAAAAAGCAATTCATTCTCTACAACAAACTTGCTTGGTTGAATTTTAAATTTTTGGTAGTGTGATCCTCCGTGTTGCTTGTCCCATACACTTTTATTTTTCATCTTACTCCTAACGTATATTTATCTTGTGATGCTATTGTCCAACAGTCAAATTTTCCTCGACTGTAAGCTACATATTTTAATCTTAATTGACTAAAATAAACTTCTGGTCTGAATCTCGTTTCATCTACAACCACATTATCAAATGTTAAACCTTTTACTGTATGTATGTTTGCATATTTAACTCTGGTTTCTCCATCTAAATTATAATCGTTTTGTAAAATTTTTTTAATATATAAAATTCTTTCTTGCTCTGTTTTAGTTCTTATCAAAGAAAAATCTTTTTGTTTTAATGAGTCTGGTTTTAAATATTTTTTGGTAATTAACTCATGTACAGTATATTCACGGTCTATCCACTCTTCAAATGTTTCTTCTCCTTTACCGTGTACAATCACTTT